CAGCAAAAGTTCCCATGACAATTGGATCTTGACAATTTATTCCGTCACGAAAAAATCCAACAACCCATGCGCCGGTAAGAACTCCTGTTGGTGATGTGCCTTTTCCACTTACTGCTGCACTTGTTATTGGCTGCAAAACTGTGGCCCACGGCAAATCCTCAGTTGGAATTTCCAACTTATCACCTGTATGAAATCCAAAACACCTAACTCGAATTCTTCCCATAAGCAAAGGATCATTCACATCCTCCACAACTCCATGAAACCAGACAAAGCCATTCTTGCCCATCTGATCGTGAATGATATTGGAAAGATCTGTACTCATGCCGACAACTCTGGATCTTTCTTGTCTGGTACTGCTGTTCCGTATGAGTCTTTGGCGATAGTCATAACCAACTCGTAGTCTCCGTGTCCAAAAGAGTGATTGATTTTTGTCACCATATATCTTCCGCTAATGTACGGATCTAATGGATCATCTTTTTTCGCCGTATTTTCTTGGGAAATAATATCAAGTTCTATAATATCTCCCACTCTTCTTCTAGAGTCTCCAGGAACTGTTATTTGTAAAATTATGGTGTTCATCTGATTCATCAAACTTTGTCGAGACAAAGAATATAAATTGTGAGTTTCGTTATCTTTTACATCGTTAATTTTGTAAGAATTTTTTGGTAAAACTTTTCGATAACTCATCAACTTGTCGCTGTAGTGATCTAGTGTTGCAGGAATCAAAGGATATTCGTCTACATGATTTACATCTGTGAAATTTTTTGTGTAACGATACGCGGTTGCTTCCAATTTTTTATTGTGTATATCAAAAGTTTCCTGTATAGAAGAAAATACTCCAGATCCAATATCTTGCAGCCGGTTTCCTGTGCTTATGTACGACAAATCTGTGATGTTGTTGAATTCTTCCGCATCTCTGCTTTGGTCTGGTGGTCTGTGCTTGTATTTTGCCTGTACTGGTTTGTCCTTGAAGTGTGAGATAGGCATAAACCAATAAGAACCATCCAAAGATTGATAAAACATATAATCACTCATTGCACTATTTTCTTGTGCGGATGCCTTGTTCGCTAGCCAATTTATTGCATAGAATGGTGACCAATATGGAATGATTACAGATCTTGGAGAATCTGTTGGCATGGCGTAAACTTCGCCGGAATTTAAATCGCTTCTTTGCTCTGCCGCCGACACCAAGAACTCGGTGTAAATTTTCTCCGCCATTTTGCTGTACGGCATTTTGCTGAAAGATTTGCTGAATTTAATGGATGGGTTTAAGAAAAATTCTTCTGAAACAAATTCCAACCCAACAAGAACCGCGGTGTCTGTACCCATTTCTATTCTTTGAGAAGTTTTGTAGACTCTCATGTTGAGCTGGATTTCGTTTTTTGGTTGATCGTCTTGGCCAGGAGTGTAAAAACTTAGTTTTAATTTTTCGTCTCCGTTTAGTGGTAAATGCCTAGACAATGCAAGAGAGTCGCCGAAAGAAAGCGATCCAGAAAGAGAATTAGAATAAAGATCTTCATACAACTCTACCGAATATATCAAAGCCCATATGCTGATATTGAGTCCACTCTTGGAAGTGAGAACAATATCCTTTATGATAAGGTCTCCTGGTTTGCCGTACTTTTCGGATGATAGAATGGCCATAATTATTTCTTGTTCATTAGTGTGGAAAATTGTTTCAATACCGAATCAATATAATACGGTTTCAGTAAATCTATTTTTCTTTTCTGCTCGTTTTTGTCGTATTCGTAATCTGTGTTGTTGACCGCTCCTAAAAAGATAGGGTTTTTTCTTATTTCTGGGTCTGGATTACTGTATATCAATGCACGAACAAGCACGCTTTGTCTATCTATACCTGGATCAATAGACCCTCTTGGATCTAATATATCTCCTTCATCATCCGCAAAATGGTGTAACGCCGTACTGTTTTCCTCAATGTATCTGATAGAACTTTGAATTATATTTCCCTTGCTATTGGTTACAGTTATTGTTGTGGTTGCAGGAACACCTAAAGTTAAAAAGTTATCATTGTCCAACACCACAAGCTTTAAAAGACTTGGATCATACGATACTGCTGTGAGAGTTTTGGTGGTGTTGTTTTTTATTACCTGTATCTGTGTGCTACCGTCGATGATTGGTTCGGTGTCGCTTATTTTCTGATTTCTTTTGCTGCCTTGAGAGTAAAAAAATGAATCATCAACATATACCGCTTTTCCTGGATAACGATATGTGATAAGAGAATTGAGTTCGTTGGTGGTAAGTGGCCATTCATAAAACGGATCTACAATTTCATTAAACATTAAAATGATCCAATGCAACTCAGACCTTCCGTAAAATTTATACGCAAGAGTATCGGGTCTTTCTCCCTCTCTGATTTGATATTTTTCAAAAAGACCTTCTCGATTTTTAATAAAATCGGAAAACTTGGCACGAAGCATTATGTTTCTTGCTTGAACAATCTTGACATCTTGCTCATTCATAATAACAGAGGTCAAAGGAAAGTATGAAAAATAACTCATGATTAATACCCTTGATCTATTCGTTGTTGAACAAGAATTTCTAGTTCATCAAAAGTCAAGTCTAATGTGTAGCTTGTTGGTGCAGCACCCAAACCAGGCTCAGGTGCAAATGTGGTAAATGGTGCCTCACCATAAGTAACATCAATAGTTTTTAAGCAACACCTAGTGATTTTTGGTAGAAACAAATTTTCGGTTGCGCCGTGCCAAAACTTTATTCTAAATTCTGCGGGATAATCTAACATACGACCACCCGAGCCGTCCGCCCGTTTTGGCATTGCATACTTTTTAAACAAAGTTATTATGGTGTACACTTCCGAGAGTTCTTCTGGTGATGTAGGAATAAATTTAAAACTAAAAGTAAATGATCTGCGAGCGACACCCTTGAACAAATTCATAAGCATAGGATTTTGTACTTTTCTAGTTTGTCCTTCAAACAGTTTGTCCAACTTGATTTCGCCACCAAAAACAGTTTGTCCTAATGGAGTAACCATAGTGCTAACTGTTTTTAGCGCCTGTCTTCCAAGTTGATCTCCCACACCGTTATTGAGTGATCCTTTTATGCTGTCGGTGGAAGGTAGCACAAAATTTTTAATGGATTGTGCCGTTAGCTTTAGTGTTGTTGCTGCAAGTGCGGTTGCGGTTAAATCTACATTATCCTCGTACTCTGCACCATATGTAGCCTTCAAAGATGATGGCATATACAAGCAAATGGTTTTGTCTACTTTTGCGTTTGCAGTATTCATGCCAGAAGATTCTGCCCAATAGCCAAAATCTCCGTTGCCTCTTCCTGACTGGCTTGTAAAGGTGTCTCCGCCAAGATTTTTCAAAAGATCAGAACCAACTCCGCTGGTTATCAAGGAAAGAATAGAAAATCCACCAATCGCCCCTCCTAATTTTCCAAGAATAGAAGAACCTAAAGATCCTCCAAGTCTACTAATAAGTTGCTCTCCTGCAATACCTCCCGCCATAGATCCCAAAAACACGGCGGCGCCATCGGATTTGTTTTTGTTGGAATTGATACCTACTCCTCCTGTCTCAAACATTTCAAATGATATGAAATTTTGGTATTCTGGACTTGTCGCCAATGTGCGAGGGTATCTAAAAATCTGATTAGAATTTTGTTGTTCTCTAAAATTTTTCGGTTGCTGTGAAGATTGTGCGGGTTGTCCCGAACCTGGTATTTGTTCTGATGTATTTGACACGGTTTCTCCTATATTCTATTTAGATAACTTTGCTAAATACAATATAGGAGTAAGTTGCTATCGGAACCTTCAGAACATACAAAGGGTTCTATCAACCAAAGAACCCAAAAAAATATCAAGGCGATCCCACAAAGTGCGTCTATCGATCTTTATGGGAGCGGCGTTTTATGCAATACTGTGATTCCACCGAAGCAATCTTGAAGTGGTCGTCGGAAGAAGTAATAGTTCCGTATCTTTCGCCCCTTGACGGCAAAACTCACCGTTATTTTGTGGACTTTTGGATCAAGACCGTGACCGAAGAAACCAAAGAAGAGTGTATGCTTATTGAGATTAAACCGAAAAGCATGACAAAACAACCAATAACAGAAGGAAAACCTATGACGAAGGGTAGATACAATCAAATGCGTGATTGGATTATCAATAGTACAAAGTGGGATGCTGCTAGAGCATTCTGTGAAAGTCGCGGCTGGAAATTCAAAATCTTAACCGAGGATGACATATTCGGAAAAACTGGAAAAATGGGCAGATGAGCAAAGAAGAAGTAAAAAAAGTTTTATCTCAGTTTAGGTTTGAAGATATTGATATGGCTTCTCGCAAGGCGACCTATTGGTTAAAAGACAATCTGTCGCTTATTTCTCCTCTGCGTAGAGACAAAATGCTGAAAGTGGTGGAATCGCCTACTTCCGTGAAGTTAGGGCGTATGTATTTTTTCTCCTACAACCCAAAATACAAGGTGACCTTGCCGTTTTACGACCAATTTCCTCTAGTTTTTATGCTTGAGCGACAAAAGGCGGGATTTTTAGGGTTAAATTTGCATTATCTTAGACTATCCAACCGTGCATCTTTTATAAATTACCTTATTGACTTTGCCGACTCTCCTATTTGGTATACTGATCCCAAGGCGAGACTGTTGCTAGAGTACTCTAACATTAAATCTAATAAATATCTAAAGTCCTGTGTGAAAAGTTATTGCTATAGTAATTTTCTCACGGGGGTAATAGAAGTTCGTCCTGCGGATTGGAAGATTGTTCCCTTTCTTCCTTTGGACAAATTTCAAAAGGCAACTCGTGAAGAGGTTTGGAAATGGGCTGGGAAATAAAGGTATCATATGATAAACAACAACTCGTTTCCAAATTTTCAAGACATTATCAGCACCACTCCAGCCTTTCCAAGCTCTCCGATACACAGAACACAAAGAGGAGAATCTTTTGCACAAGAGATCTTGACTTTTTCTAGGCAAATAGGATTCATGGGTGGTAACAGGTATTGCGTTCTTTTCAGAAACA